CTTCAGATTGATGTCAGGCATGTCTTAACCCCAAACAAGATAGTTGCCCACGCCCCAGACAAGGTAATTGCCAGCGCCCCAAACCAACCCATTACCGGAAGGACCGGGAGCGCCGCCGAACCCCTGAAACGAAAGACCATCGCCAACAGAAACGCCATTCCCAATCGACAGACCGGGAGTTTGGGAAAAACCTGACGGCGATGATAGCCCGCCCATTTACTTAGGTCCGTTTGAGCTTTGAAGGAACCGACCCTGAACCGATCCAGTACTCGTCGTTGTCAGAATAACGCGCGCATAAATCGGAGCAAACAGAAAGTTTGATTGCTGGGTGCTCGTTGCGGCCACGACATTCGTGTCCGACGAATTGACCCAGCTCATGGCGCCCGTGGAGGATGGAACAACCGGGTCGTTTGGGTCATCCAAAGTGCTCTGAACGCTATAAGTGGCCGAGCCAGACACATCGCACTGAAGCGAAATGTTAGACGGCGCAAAATCGTCAAACCTCACCCAAGACGAAGAAGCCGTATTGGTCATGCCAATCGTAAGCGCCCCTGCTGCATTGCCGGAAATCGTGACGCTTGTGACAGTCTTGAAGTAAGACACGCTCGTCGCCGTCGTGGCGTTTGGCCCAGTGATCGTCTCGGAGATAACCTCGCCATTTGCCCCCGCGCCAGTGATAACAAAAGTGTTTGAACTCTCATTGCCGGCGGCGACAATCGTTACCTGACGAGCCGTACTGCCGGTGAACGTAGCGCCAGAAAATGAACCAACCTGAACCGATCCAGAATTGCCACTGACTGCAACATTGGTCACAGACGTAAACTGCCTGGTGCTAACCGCAGCCTTCGTGTTTGCGCCCGCAATAACTTCCGTCAGAGGATAGCCATTTGCATCAAGGCCGGTGACAGTAAAATTTATGCCGGTGTCGTTGGCCGCGCTCGTCACGTAGATATAGCGCGGCGAGAAAGAAACAACGCTTGCCGCCAGTGTCAGGTTGCCGGCTCCTGCCGGGTCCTGAGACGCCGCAATGTTGTTGATGGAGAAGGTCGCGCCCGCACCGTTGATAACCAACTGGCCAGCGTTTGGCGTCTGGGACGCACAAACCTGATTGGTCACTGCAGCCGTCACAGGTCCGACGCTAACGGTTCTGGTCTGCATCTTACTTACCTTTCTTTCCGGCCCGCAGAGCGGTGACATTGTCCACGAGATTTGGGTAAGGCCGGCCGGCCGCTCTTGCCCGAGCCTTGGCGGTCTTCACCTGCTGGCGGCTCATGTTTCTGTCTTTGGCGTCCTTGGGAGCGTCCTTCTCCCAGAAGGGTTTCTCAGCCATTTTAACAGTCCCACTTTTCAGAAACAGACTTGCACAAGCTAATTACCTGTTGCAAATCCGCGTCCCCTTTGAAGGCGTTGATAGAATAGCACACAAGCCAACAATTTTCAGCGGTGTATCCACTTGCGTTATCAATGCGATCAATTGAGACCCCATTGAAAAGACGCTTCCCCGTTCCCGCCGATATTGCCATCCGAACACCACTGATTGCGCATTCTAAATTTTGCTGCTCAAGTGCTGAAAGCAGCCAATCAACGTCAATTGAAAACTCCATGTTCTTTTTGCGCGCGCGTGCTTTTGCCATATTAATAATATGCGCCGCATAAGACCGCAGGTTCTTAACTCTTGCAAGAACACTACGGGAAACACCGTTATTCAATTCACGGCGTTTTGTTTCGTATTTTTTAATACGAACCTTGTAGCAGCTCTTGCAGGCCGATTGATATTGAACGCGACCAGTCTTTTTGAGCGTGGTGCAATAAAAGTTATTAGCGGGCATGACAGAATTACATGCAGCGCAGTGACGATTTTTTACACCTTCAAGCATTGTCACGGGCAGTTCCACTTTCTCAGCGCTTTGTTCACCCGGCTGTTGGGGTCTGCGGCTTTTGCGGATCCCGTCAGCTTTCTCTTTAGGCCCGTCATCCTACTACAAAAACTGTCTTTCCGCGAGCCGCCTTCTGGCTGCGGACGCTTGATGTCGTGACCAGCGGCGCGCAGCGATGCGCGACCCTTCTCATTGAGACCGCCGCTAGGGCTCTTGCCTTCAGATCTTTGCCAAGCAGGTGTTTTAGCCATTCATGCCTCCATGCAAGTGCGGGGGCGCAAAGGCCCCCGCTCCCACAACCAACCCCACAAGGAGAAAGAAGATCAGTAGTGGGACGCCTTGCCGCGAGGCGTGCCCGAAGAAGCAGACGAGAGGACCCCGCCACCGCTCTTGCGGGCAGGACGCTCAGCCTTGGACATGACCTTCTTGGAAGAGCCGCCGTCGGCGTAACCGCCGGCCATCATCTTCTTCTTGGCCATGGCCTTGCCGCCCTTTTTGAAGCCATCCGTCTTCTGATCCGCCTCGCTGAACACCGAAGCTTTCCCACGATATGCACCCATGAGGACCTCCTATCAAGCTGTCCGATTTGCAACGCAGAAAAGATAATCCAGCTCAGTGATCCGTGTGCTAAGATTATCCCCCGACAAGGACATCGCAGCAACAGCCAGTTCCGTAGCCGGAATGTTGGTGTTGTGTGTCGCTACAAGCCTGCGGTTAATGTAGAACTCAACATACGAAACGCCGACCACATGGAAACCAAGAACCGTGTCTACGTCGTTGGTCAGGCTGACCGATGTCGTTGTAGATGTTTCCGTGTCCGCCGCTTCAGTCTTGCAGAGAATGAGAGCGCTGCCGTCATCAACCTGAAAAACAATCCGGTTGGACGCCGTAAGCATATTCTCCGGGTTGGTGGCAAAGTTCTGGGTCAGGCCGACACAAATATCAGTCTGATCCACCTTGTTGTTCTGGAGGCGGGTTTCAAACCAGATTTCCTTGCCAGCAGCAGGAAGAAAAACCTCGTTGCCCTGGATAGATGCGCCGTCGTCGTTGGTCGTCGCCGTAGAAGTCAAGGCGACATAGCCATTGAGCATATCCGCGACAATGCCGACAGACGCGCCGGTGTCTTTCACAACCGTCCAGTTGTTCGTGGAATCAATTGCGACAAGGTTAAAATCATCCATGAGAACTGTGTAATCCGGGTTAGTCGTGGTCGGAAGATCCTTCCACCACGTCCCCGGCGCATTCATGCCCGAGTAAAGGATCGGTCCTGTAAAGTGAACTGCCATTTACACCTCCTGTGCAAGGTTTAGCCGAACAGTCTGCACAGCGTCAGCCCGGTCTGTCTGGTCGGCTGTTAGCCGGGAAAGGCGGGGATCTCTCCCCGCCTCTTTCTATTACGATGGGAAGGACCCAAAGATACTCCTCCAATTATAATACCCAAAGCTGTAGCGCTCGTACCCCTTAACCAAGAGGTTGTCTGTGACGAAATCGACCTGCATGTCGGTTTCGAACGACACACGCTCCATGTACGACAAGCCGTCAATGCTGGTCAGGAGAAACCACGCAGTGGCCGACGTGAGATAGTCGTTCACCATGTAGCCTTCCGACAGGCCGCCGGCAGTCATCATGATCGCATTGATGTCGTTGTCTGCCGTACCCGGACGGAGTTCCGTCTTGGTAAGGCGGATGGCGACAGGCTCATTCGCAGGAGCAACCACCAGGCGCCGGCCACGGGCGAAGATCTTGAGGCCAGCCTGATCCTTGAAGTTGGTGCGGATGCTGATCATCCCATTGAGGAGGGAAGCTTCATTAAGCTCCACATCAATAGTAGGACGATTAGCGACCGTACCGCCGTCAATCGGATGATCCGTAGCGCAGAGCGCCTTGCCATCGCCGCCGACCGAAGCATTGTAGGTCGTCGCCGTGTTAAGGACGTTGGCGCCATAGATCTCCTTGGTCTGATGGAAAGATTCAATCAACCCAAGGTTGGACGGAGCAAACTGCGTCTTGTACAGGTTGTCGTCAATGGCCTTGCGGGTGATCGCATAGCCAAGAGCAATTTCAGTATGCTCCTGGTTGTACACGTAACGCTCGCCAGCGCCGTTGTCGAAGGAAGTCTGACCGCCTTCAGTCTTTAGCTGAGCCAGACCAAGGTAGCGCATCTCAGCGGTGCGCTCCAGAGCCATCTTGGACTCATGCTTCGTGAAGATCTTGTCATACTGACTCGGGATCTGCTCATACTTGCCCTCCACGCCGCGAAGGCCGGGGAGCAGCAAGTCTTTGATTGACGAAAGATTAACAGCCATCGGTTCTTACTCCTCTTAGACGCCGGTGAGCTGCTTGGTGCTGACGTTATTGAAGGCGACAATGGCCTTCTGATAAGCGCCGGCTTCCGTGCCGTTTACACCCGGAGGCGTGGTGACAAGATCAACAACGCGGAACGGGAGGCTGCTATCCGTGCCAACCGTTGCGAGAAAAGCGCCCGAAAGGCCGCTCGACGCATTGCCAGAGCCAATGTTAAAGCCAACATTCGCGTTAACATAAGCCTGATCGACCGAAACATTGCCAAACTGGGCAATGAAGCGGGCGTTCGGATCGTTGATGATGGAGCCTTCCACCGTCTGGTTGGAAGCAACGTCCGTTCCGGGCCAATAATTGGACCAGACAACGCGCTTCTGTGACGTGGAAAGATACTTGCAGCCGACGAAGATGCCGGCAATCTGGGTGTTGCCAGAACCCGACGAAGTAACGCCGACAACGACGTAACCGTTAGCGTCAGGATTCACGGGGTCGCCATTGTAAATGGCGGAAGCATTGTAGGCGATCTTCACCGCGACCTGCTCATACGTCGGTGCGGAACCATTACCACTGTACTGCTGGAAACCGTTGTATGCTGCCGTATTGGCCATGACGGCTCCTCCTTCTTACAGGAAGCTCCGTCACCTCACACCGGGGAGGTTAAGGAAGCAGGATTAACGAAATTCTCCGCGCCGGGGGAGAATTAACCCGCTTGGGGCATGCGGTATATTTGCATAACAATAATGAAATGGCAACAAGCATTGAGTTTTGCAAAATAAACCCCGCAAAAACCTGCCGATCAATTCGGGAAGCCTTTGCGGGGCGCGTTTTTTATCACTCTTTTGGGACAGCAATAGGCTCGTAAGCCTTTTTGACCTTGGCGAGGCTCTGGTCTTTGTTGGCGCGCTCAAACTGCCCCATCGGAGCCTCATTAAGCTGAGATTCCTTGGCTTGGACCTGTGCTTTGGCGCGGCGAAGCTCAATCTGACGCATTTCCTCCGTAATAACTTTTGGACGCATCATCAGGATAAGACCATCGCGCTCAATTGTGCCGCCATTCCAGTTGGGAGGCATCATGGAGCGGTGGTCCGCATCAAAATCGACAGGGACCTCTTCCCAGCCAGTCCTTTTCAGGTTGGTCATGTGAGGATTGTCTTCCATACCCAAAAGAGACTTGCGCTTCCATTCGTAAGTCCACCCGTCAGGGGGCAATGGAGCCGAAAAACGATCTGTGCCGTCATCCATATTGCCCTGGAAGTGCCCACGGATCTCCGCAGCGCGGCGCGCAGCCGCCAAACGGGGGTCTTCCCGCAACGAAGGACGCACAGAGGGCCGTGAAACCTCTGCAACAGGCTCCGGGGGGACCTCAACAGGCGACAAACCCGCCATTTTTGGACGCTCCGCCTTCACAATCTTGGCTTTTCCGCTCCCGGGAGGGCGGCCACGACGACGAGGAGCTGCATTTGATGTATCGGACATGTTTATTCTCCTTTAATGAGTGCGATTACGCTCTTTGACCATCTGCTGATAATATTCTTGGGGAGTTAGACCGCTAATCTTGGCTGCTTCAGCCTGATCTTTGGTCAAAGAAACTACTCTGGGACGGGTTGACGCCCCGCCACGGGATACCGGAACAGCCGGAGGAGCCGACCGGCGCTGCACAGGAGCCGAAGCCGCAGACAAAACCGCCTCTTCCGCCTCTGGAGCGTTGCGTTTGACGCCAAGACGGGTCTCCACAAGCTCAAAATACTCGTTTGATTCTGGTATGATGCCCATATCAACCGCGTCTTCGTGAGCCCTGGCGACAATCCTAAGCGCTCTTTCATCCTGAATGTGGCTTCTGTGGTCTTGAAGCCACCGGGCAGACAATGGCGTGACCCGGCGGATCAGGTCATTGATTGTATCGTCAACACTTTGCGGCCTCTGGACCTGCTGGCGCGGCTTTTCCTGAGCCACGCGAGCCCTTGACTGCATCTCAACGAGACCCTGCTCCAATTGAGACAGCTTGATGCTGTTCATGGACATGGATTCGTTGATTTCGGCCGCTTTATCGTAGTCGCCAATCTGCATGGCTTCGCGCAGATTGTTGCGAAGAAGCTCCTGATCCCGCTTTACGGTGTCAAAAGCGCTCTTAACAAGATGGTATTGTGTGTCTTCCACCTCCATGGCGGCGAGATGAACCTGCTCGCTGGCCTGAAAAGCGCGCTTTTCTGCTTCAATCCGGGCTTGGCGCTCCTGCTCCAAACGCCGGCGAAGCTCTTCAATGCCCTCATCGGCCTCTGTGCGCTTTTTTTCTTCCTTGGCGACAGGCTCTGCGACGATTTCTACTTCGTCTTTCTTCTCAATTTCAGGAAGATCATCAAGGATGACCTCAAGTTCCTTTTCATTATCACTCATGTTCATCTCCTTAGTAAGCTTGGTCGGGGTGAGAAACCTGTCCACGGATCTTGTCGTCATCAATGACCCGGCACAGGACGTTGTTGACGGTCAAACTCCAGGTGTCTGACGGCCTGAACACAATCCAGTCATGCAATTTGACATCAACGTCCTTGAACCACTGGCCGGTTGAGTCTTCAAAGGCGGAAGGACCCATATGGACAACCAGCCCCACCTTGGATTGATAACGGTCTTCGTCTGTTGTTTGGTCGGAAAGGAAAAGGCCGCTTTTCGTCTGTTTTGGGCGAATGTACACCGCCGCCAGAATTTGATTGTTGAACAACTTGAAGCCGGAAATGTCTCCCAATTCATCTAGAAGCTTCTTCTTTGGATCTATTTCATGTTTCATCATGATATGCGGCATTGTTTTCCCCTTATCTGTCCTGATTGGCGGAAGATTCCGCCTCCTCACAAAGCTCTAAAGCCTTGTAAAGCCCTCTTAATATTCCGACGTGGTGCTTGTAGGCGGCATAGTCAAGAATAGCGTTCCCACTGGCCAGTATATCTGTCGTTCTGTCGATTTCTTCCTTGATGAGTTTTTTGTATTCATGGAGAAATAGTGAATGGTAGGTTAGCATCCATCACCCCTTTTGATGGCCCCCCTGTGTAGGTGGGGCGGGAATGGAAGGGGGTCATTCCCGCCCCGTCTCGCATGGCTTGACGCCAGCCGCGAGATTAGTGCTTCTTGGACTCAATCTCCGTCTTTTCCAAACGGCCAAGACCAGAAGCCGCGCCAGCGTCCATGTCCTTGTAGGACTTGTAGACCTTGCCGCCACGGCGGTAAGTGGGAGCGCCCTTGCCGGTCTTGGCGATGTCCGTCTTCTGGAGGCGCCCTTCAGCCCCGCCAGACCCGGCTTCCATGTCTTTGTAAGACTTGGCGACCTTGGTGATCCGACCGCCAGACTTGCGCGGAAGCGGCAGCCCGGCGGGAGCGCCCATCGGGGGGACACCGCCGGCGGCGGGCATAGGCATCGGCATCGGCATCGGAGGTGTCGGAGCGCCGCCATCAGTAGGCAACGGGAAAGGAAGCCCCGGGGGAGGGCCGCCCATGGGACCAGCAGGCGGAGCCATCATGTCCGACGGGCCAGCAGGCTTGCCAGCCGCAATCATGATGTTGATCTTCGTTCCTCCCTTGGCGGACTTGGCGGTCTTGGCGCGGCCGCCAGCCTTTCGGACAGGGCGCCCCATATCCATAGGCCCTGCCGCCGGAGTCGCCTGAGACGGGAACGCAGACATCGCCGGCATAGAGGGGGGCATGCCGCCGCCCATTGCCCCGCCGTAGAATTTTCCGGGACGGTTTTGGGCTTTCCCGCCCCTTTTCAGATCACGCAACGGGCTCAGAATGCCCTTCTTGAGACCAGTAAACCCAAGCGTGGCGGATGGAACGCCAGAGGTTTCCGCCGCAGAGCGCATCATTTGTTCTGCGCCAGCCACAGGACCGCCCTTGGCCCTGCCGCCCTTTTTGTAGTGCTCTGCCTTGCCGCGAGACGGCTTGGAAAGATTACGCTGATACTGCTCAATCTTTTCCTGAGCCGACAGGCCCGTAGCCCCGCCAGAAGCGTGCTTGGAGCGACCGCCGTACTTGCGCTCACTTGCAACTTCTTCAACCTTTTTCTGCATCTCGGCGCGCTCTTCAGCGCTCTTCGGCTGGCCGCTATCCTGCGTGTGCGTGGACTTTGCGCCAATCCCAAGCTTGTTCTTGATGCGCTCCCAAGCGCTGGGAGGGGGAAGGCTGCCCCCATCCTGCTTCTTGGCGCGGCCACCCTTTTTCATGCCGCCAATGTGCTTGATGCCTTCGCGGTCTTCGTTCGCGGCCTTCACGTCGCGGTTGGTCTTGGCCTTGGCGTATTCAGCCGCCTCAGACTTCTCCTCGGCCATCTCCTTGGCCACGGCTTTGCCGCCTGACTTGCGGGGCTTCTTGTCCATGCGGGGCTCACACGCCTCGCCCATGACCTTGCCGCCGCTCTTGTAGGCCCGGCGGGAAATAGGACGCATGCCAGTTTTGATGTCGGCGTTAATCGGCTCTGCAGGCGTCCAATCAGAGGAATCGACCTTCTGGTCTTTTGCCCCGGCAAGACGCCGCGCCTTGTTCTTCATGGCCTCGCGGGCCTTCTTTGCTGTGTCGTACATGACCACTCCTAGCGCTAGGCGGGGCGTCCCCCGTGCCGTCTTTTCTTTGACTTGGACGACATCAAGCCTTTCTTGGATAATAGCATAAGAGCTTCGCGAACTACAGACGGGTCGGAATATTGATTTATATTTCCGCCATTGGCTGCAACCTGACGGCCAACATCAGGTAAATACTTGGTTGGGAAATAATCCTCCAAGACTTTACCCTTGGCGAGGCGGACAGGATTTGATTTCCCGGCGTGCTTTCTGGTGATGCGCAGCGCCTTGGAGACATCCGGGCGTGTTTTTAGAATACGACCGCCGCGTTTTTCGCCATCACCGCCACCGCCATCACCGCCACCATCGCCCCCGTCCCCTCCGTCTCCCCCATCTCCACCGTCTCCGCCATCGCCTTCTCCGCCCCCTTCACCACCGCCGCCCTCTCCTTCTCCACCGCCTTCTCCACCGCCCTCGCCGCCGCCCTCGCCGCCGCCTTCGCCCTCCCCGCCTGCTCCTTCGCCCGCCGCGCCCTCTCCCGTTCCCGCTGCACCTTCTCCTGCGCCAGCCGCGCCACCCCCAATGCCCCCTTCAGCGCCTTCAGCAGCGCCTTCAGCAGCGCCTTCAGCCTGCCCCTCTGCCGGCCCCTCTGCCGGCCCTTCCGCCAGTCCTTCTGTTTGGGCGGCGGCCTCGGCTTGCGATTCAGCCGTGGCTTGGGATTCTGCTTGCGCTGCTTGCTGAGAATCTTGCTGCGCTTCAGTGGCGGCCTGTTGAGATTCGGCAATTTCAGACGCTATCTGTTCGCCGGCAAGCCCAAAAACGCCTTCAGTCGGGGCGCCAAGAACATTGGATAAATCTGAAACAACGCCGAGATTCTCAATAGACCCCGGGGCCGGCTCATCAGGCGAAACCGTTGGCGAATAGCCGCTCCAGATAGTGTCCGAGACAAGGCCCGCAGTAGGCCCGCTATACATATCTGCAGTCAGGGCCTGGCTCTGGGGCAACCCACTTGGATCAAACGGGCCAGTCCAATCATAGTTGGTTGTTTCTTCTACTGGCGTAGTGAACGCAGTAGACGGCAAAGTCCCGAAAGACAGTGAACTTGGCAGAGATGTTTGCGTGTTTTCCGCAAAAGAATACGGGCCAATAGATTGTTCAGCGGTCAGTCCGGAAGGGAGGCTGCCAAATGGCCCAACAGAAGAAGGTTGAGACGTTGAGGTCTCTTGCGTCTCCACATCAGTTAATTGTTGGCTGGACGGAATCCCGCCAATAAATCCCGGCGACAACGTCCCATACGGGCTGGATGTCGTCGCCTGTGTTGTTTCTTCTACTGGCGCCGTGGGCCGGCCAAGGGTTGGGCTTAATGTGTAATCCTGCTGGAAAGTGGTGACCGTTGTAGGCGCTGGAGCCGCCCCCCTGATCCCCATGGTGGTCCCAAAAACATCAGTCGGGCCAACATTTTCTTCAGGCATGGAGAAAAGGCTGGGCGTAATGGCCGATGAAGATGGAAGCTGGCCAAAAATCGCTGAAGAGGGAGTGGACGGGGCTGTTTCTTCCACGCTGGGGGCGAGAGCCGCCGGCGCGGTTGAGGGGGCAGTTGAAGGGGCAGTTGAAGGGGCCGTTGAATAGGAGGGCGCAGAATAGGTCGGGCCTGAGTAGGGCGGCGCGGCGCTTGGCAGCGACATTGGCGTGGTCGATGCTGGCGCCGAAGGCGCTGGCGTAGTCGTGCGATCTTCTTCTTGCAGAGGAGGAGTGACTCCCGGCAAATTCATCCAGCCGCCGCCTTCGCGCGAACGGCGAAGATATTCTTCATCCGAAAGCATGCCGCCGTTGGCGAGGCGCTTGCGCGCGAGAGTAAGGGCTTGCCTGATGATCTGCTCGCGTGTCGGCATGGCTACTTGCTCATGAGACGTTCAATGATTTCCAACGCTTTCACCAGCGCCGCATCCTTGTGCGGCTTCTGACCGCCTACGTTGCCGCCAGAGGCGCGACCCTCGCGCATGGCCTGATCGGCACGAAGAAAATCAGCCGGGTTTTCTGAGCGATTGTAAATTTCCCAAAGCTCACGCGAAGAGGAGCGCGAGGCTTCCGGGCGACGGGGCGGCAGGGGGATTTCTCTGGCCCCGGGGAGATCGCGCGGGCGCGAGGGAGGCATCGGCGGCGCGAGGGCCACAGACCCGGGCCCGGCGTATCCGGGCTCCGGCTGACCGGCGAGCAATGCGCCCGACAGGCGACGGCCGGCATCGCCAGAATAGCCCGGCTCTCCCATTTCACGAACAGGCGTTTCCCCACGGGGCTGGGCCGCCGCAGCAGGCCGCTCTCCGCGAGACCCAAGATAAGCCATGCCGCCAAGACCCGCTGCGCCCGCGCCACTGGCGAAGTACGGGAGCATGGACCGGCGGGCGGCTTCGCTTGCAAGCTGGCCCTCAATGATCTGGCCGGTCATTGCAGAGCCGGGGCGAACAGCCGGGAGGCCGTAAGAAGCCCCGCCAACAAGGGTAAATGTTGGGCGCGGCGGCATGATCGTCGCCCCCGTCTCCCCAAGAGTGAAGCCGGTTCCGGGCGGCGGGACGCCGGACTCCATTGGGCGGGTCATCGCCATGCCGCCGCCCTCGTCGGCCATCCGGGCAAGCTCCATCTCCCGGCGAGCGGCCTCTGCCTCCATGCGGGCGCGCACGATCTGACGGGCGCGTTCGACCATATCGCCAGTTGGGCCGCCTTCGCCTTCAAACCGCGCAATCTCGCTTTGGCGGCGGCCGGCTTCAGCTTCTGCGCGGACGGCGGTCATGCGGCGGGCCAGATCAACGGCGTCGGCAGTAATCCCGCCCTCGCCTTCAAGCGTAGAAAGCTGACGTTCTTCAAATGCGCGACGGGCGGCCAAGCGGTCCATGACGGCTTGGCGATGAGCCGCAATCTCATCAACCGTCAGGCCGCCTTCGCCTTCAAGACGAGCCATCTCATCCGGCGTGGACCTGACATCGCGTGCAGGGGGAGGGGCTTGGCGCGGAGGCGGCATTTCGATTGCCGGGCCGGAACGCGGGGGCGGAAGCGCCAAGCGCTCCTCTGCGGTCAGCGCATTGCGCAGGGGAGGGGCGGAGGCTTCAACTCCACGCCCAAGCGCCCGTGTGGCGGCGTTGACCAGACGGCCCGCGCCAGCAAGAGCGGCCTCCGGGGCGACAATCCCAAGCCAGATGTTTTCGCCAACGCCAATGCGGCTGGCGACCAGACGCGAACGGTTCAGCGCCATATCTTCGTTGCCGGTGGCGCGCAGCGTCTCGTCGTACACCTTCTTGACCGTGTCGCGCTTCATCATCTCGTAGGCGGACGGCGGCGCATTGCGGCGAGCCTCTTCAGCTTCGACATAGGACGAAGTGTCTTCCGGAATGTACAGCGACCTGCGACGGGCCGTAACTGGAGAAAATTCAACCATTATTGGCCTCCAGGCTTGGGCGGAACATTGTAGATTTCCTCAAGAGCGGGCCGGATGAGCGGCTCAATCAGCGGGATGTTTTCGGGGTGCTGGAGAATATCCTGCGCCAGATCAATCAACTGAATCCGCTCCTGCGACATGCGGTTCTGATGGTCGTTGTGAGCATCCATCATCTTGTCCGACATGCCATCCTTGCTCTTTTCCGCCTCCATCGCCAGACGCGCCTGATCTTCCGCAATCTTGGCGTCAATCTCTCTGGCGCGGGTCTGGCTGTCCATCATGCGGGCGGCCGCATTGGACTTGCTGTTTTCAATGTCGGCCATCGCCTTGAGCATTTCCGGCGGGGGCTTTTCGGCCAGAGACTGCGGCGGCACCATGAACTGCTGCGGATTGGACCAGCCAAGAGCCTGAAGGGCGGCGGTGTCCACGGCGATAGGGTCGTACAAGGCCGGCGTGGCGGTCGCCAATTGCTTCAGGGCCGCAATCTTCATCAGGCGCTGCGACTGCGAAGCCGTGTTCGGGTCGGCCTGCGGCACAAACTCATAATTGTCCAGAGCCTGCCGAAAGGTTTTTTCATCCCACTGGTAGGCCAGGCGCTTGTTGCGCTGCCAGAAACTTTCGGGGTTCTCCCTGAAGCACTGGACAAGAAGCTGGAATTCCTTGGCCTGGGACGTGTGCATCCTCTTGTGAACTGAATTCAGGACTTTAGTGGCCTGTTCGATAAGGGCGAGGGTTGTCCCGACAGGAGCATCGGCCTTTCCCTCGCCAACAGCGGCCTCGGCGGTTCCGCCGACCCGCATGCCTGTTTCGGCAATCTGGGTGACGAGATTCATCAACGCCCCGGACGGCTCCTTGTAGGGGAGGGGCATGATCGCTTGGGTCAAGGGGAGGCCGTTTGTCTTCACAAGGGCCCCGCCGCCGGGCGGAACGCGAAAGATGTTCGTGTTCTGCCTTGCGCCTGTGTCGGCCATCAGGAAGCCGGGGAAGTTGTTGTACATTCCCGCGTCAAGAAGCTCGCGCCATGCCGCTGTAATTGCGTTTGTCGTGTTGCCGAGAATGTGAAGCAGGCCGATGTCGTAGAAGCCCATGCCGGGAACGAACGTATATTTGACGAATGTTTCGCGGGTTGTTGGAAGCTCCTGATCATTTTCATCATAATTGCGAACGATGGACAGGATTTCGCGCGAAGACACGTCAATCGTCACGCGGTACGGCACTTCAAGGCCGGAAATCTTTCTCTTGTAACGATGCTCAAACCCCAGGATGTCCAGTTCGCAGTAACATTCGTAGATTTCCCGGTCGCGGTCGTTTGGCTTGAATGTTTCGGACTTGACGCCTTGTTGCGCGTCGATTTCCCGCTGATAACTGTCCAGATCAGGCTCTTTTGGCGTGGACAGGTCAATATCCCGGTAAACGCCGAGGATCTGGAGACGCCTGACTGTGGATGGGCGAACGTAGGTCCGGTGCGTAACCCTCTTGGCGTTACACAGGTCTGTGGCTTCATTGCTGACGATCAGGTCGTCCGCATCGACTGTTTCGCTGACGGGCCTGTTGCGCAGCGGGCAGAAGTAGACTTTCTTGAATGCGGTTCCGCCAAAGCCGAGCATGAAGAGCATGCGGTCGGTGTCTGGATAATATTCGGTCGCGGTTGCGGTCAGGTAGTGATTCAGGTCGCGCTGGAGCGCGTTCGCCATCATGTCCTGCGGCAGGGTGGGCTGGTTGCTGTCGTTGCGGATCTTGACCGGCCCGTCTGTTGGCAGCATTTCGGAGCGCGCATTGGCCTGAAAACGCAGAACGGCTTCAAGGAGGAGCGGATGGCGGACCCGGCTCATGCCTTCTATCGGCGCGCCGTCGGGCGTTCCCTGCGTATTGGGGACTTCGATCTTGAGGCCGAGCAGCTTGACGCCTTGGGCGCGGTCCTCAATCCAGTCCTTGCGGCTGTCGATGTCGTCCCTGATCCCTTCAAGGAGATCGGACGAGATCAGGTTGAGGATGCCGGGTTCTATTTCTTCGGCAAGATTTCTGAACCAGGAGGAGCGGTCTGTTTCGTCT